ACAGATTGATCCAGTGCCTGTCACGATGACTTCTGCTGCAGGAACGGCGACAGTAGAAGCTGATTGTAATGTTACACTAAGTAGTGTAGCTATGAATAGTGCTTTAGGCACACCTACTATTCAAACAGGAACAGGTATTATTGTATCTGTTTCGACAGTTGCAATGACTTTCACTCCTGGAACGGTAACGCCATCAGGAGAGGCAGTGGTTGATTTGACTGGAGTTAGTTCAACATTTGAATTAGGACAGGTGTTTAGCACTCCTTGGGCGAACGTGGTAACAGGGGCAAGTAACACATGGACGGAGGTTGACGCAGCATAATAGCTGATATATATTTATAAAAAATGAGCACATATACTGATAGATTAAAAATAGAGCTTATGGCTAGCGGTGCTAATGCCAATACTTGGGGCACAAGAACAAATAATAATTTAGAGCTTATTGATACTTTTGGAAATGGATATCTTGCAAAATCTGTTGCAGGTTCGGCAAACGTAACCTTAACGACAGGTAATGCTGATCCCTCTGCAGAGTCCGCAAACAAAGTCATAGAGTTTACAGGAGCGTTGACAGGAGACATACACGTGTTCATTCCAGCTGTCGAGAATAATTATATATTTTTTAATAACACTACTGGCTCACAAACTTTAAAAGTTTGCGCAACAGGTCATGCAGCTAACGCAATAACAATTACTCAGGGTGCACATACGATTGCATACAACAATGCAAGTAATAAAATGGTTGACCTTTTTTCTAACTCACTTGGCACTGTAAGTTTTAAAGGTGTAGGTAATGTTGCGGGTAACGTGACTGTTAGAGCTAACGGTCAGATAGTTGCATCATCTTTTACTGGTAACGGCTCAACATTAAGTGGCGTGAGCACCTTACCACAAAATACACAAATGGTTTTTTTACAAGCCTCAGCACCGACAGGTTGGACACAAAATACAACTGCCGCTTTAAATAAGTCTACATTAAGAATTATTACATCAGGCACTGCGGGAACAGGGGGATCAGATGACTTTGATGCAGTTTTTACAAGTTCAAAAACGACCTCTGGTTCTGCGTCATGTGATATATCTCCTTTATCTGTTGGTGGTGGAACTGTATCTGATCATACTTTGTCGACACCAGAAATACCAAGTCACACTCATCCATACTTAAGTGGAAACCCAATGGTATCTAGACAATCTGGATCAACACAGGTTTTGTCTGGTTCAACAAACAGTTCTAATAGCACAGGAGGTGGCGGTAGTCACACACACCCTATTACAGGAGCAGGATCAGTTTCAGGAACTGTTGCTGCACCATCAGTTGCATTTTCAGTTCCAGCAATGGACATAAAACATTCAAACGTTATAGTTTGTAGTAAGGATTAATATGGCAAGCACTTATTCAGATAGATTAAAATTAGAATTGATGGAAACAGGGGCAAATGCTAATACCTGGGGAGATAACACTAATACAAATTTACAATCTGTAGATACTTTTAATGCAGGTTATTTATCAAAATCTGTAGCAGGATCATCAAATATTACCTTATCCACTGCTAACGCAGACCCTAACTCTGAAGCTGCTAATAAGGTCATAGAATTCACAGGGGCTTTGACAGGGTCTATAACCGTTTTTGTTCCTGCGGTAGAATCAAACTATATTTTTTTTAATAATACTACAGGATCTCATACACTTACAGTAGCTCCTACGGGACATGCCTCTAATGGTGTAGCAATCACGCAAGGTGCTCACACTATCATGTACAACAAAAGTAATAAAATGGTGGATTTGTTTGCTAATTCATTTGGTAATCTCTCTGCTAAAGGTAAGATTCAAGTTGGTGACAACATAGCTTTAAATGCAAATGGTGTTGTCGCTGCAACAACTATTACTGGTGATGGAACTGGCTTAACAGGTGTTGAAGAGTTTGTAGCAGGTACAAAAGCTACCTTTGTGCAAACTTCTGCACCAACAGGTTTTACCACAGATACAACTTCAACACTCACAGAGTGTTGTTTACAAGTGGTTAACGGCACAGGTGGAGGCACAGGTGGTTCAGATACGTTCAGCTCTGTTTTTACAGGATCTAAAGCTGCGTCAGCGCCCTCTGCTCCAATTGACATAAGCAGTCTTTCTTTAACAAGCTCACTTTCTGCTGGATCTACAACTTTATCTACGCCTACCATACCAAGTCATACTCATACTGCGAGTGCGGGTGGTGGAGGAACCAGACCTCAGATTACAAATAGAACTGGTCCTAAGAGCACAAGATTATCTCCAACAGGTGCCACCTCTGGTAGTGCAGGTAGTGGAGGAAGTCACTCACACAACGTATCAGGTATCAGTTTAACTGGCACGTTAAATGCACCAGTATCTGCGAGTGTGCCTAATATGAACTTAAAATTTACGGATAGTATAATAGCAACAAAGGATTAAAAAATGGCAAGTACATATTCAGATAGATATAAATTAGAACTTCAAGTCACAGGTGCTAACTCAGGCACATGGGGTCAAAATACGAACAATAATTTAGAAGTTATTGATGCGTTTACTAATGGCTATTTAGCAAAAAGCGTTGCTGGTTCCGCTAATGTAACTCTTACCACTGGTAACTCAGATCCGTCAGCAGAAGCGTCTAATAAAGTCATTGAATTTACAGGTGCATTAACAGGTAACATTCATGTCTTTTTACCTGCGGTAGAGTCTAATTATATTTTTTTCAACAACACAACGGGTTCGCATACACTAAAAGTTGTAGCCACAGGACACGCTGCAAACGCTATTGAGTTAGTTCAAGGATCACACACGATTGCTTACAACAATGGTAGCAATAAAATGGTCGATTTATTTGCAAACTCTCTTGGTGATTTAAGCATAAAAAATTCATTGACTGTTGATAGCACAGTTTTAACAGCAGCTAATGGCACTATTAATGCCACTGCTTATTCAGGAAACGGATCTGCACTAACAGGTGTTTCTAGTATTCCATCAGGATCACAGGCCTTATTCTTTCAGGCTGCCGCTCCGACAGGATGGACCCAAAATACTGATGCATCAATTAATACAACAACTTTGCAAGTTGTAACAGGATCAGGTGGTGGAACAAATAGTGGCGATGCTTTTGAAACTGTTTTTCCTAGTTCTAAAGCCACTCCCTCTGGACCAATTACTTTTAACAATTTAGATAGTGCATCAGCCTCATCTGGCACTTTAGCCATAGGCGACACCACATTATCAACTCCACAACTAGCAAGTCATGCTCACCCTGTCGTTGGTGGTAACACAGGTGTTGGTAACAGAGATGATAATCAGTTCGCAGCTGCAACAACCACATTGAATGCTACAGGAGGCGGTGGATCACACACTCACCCCATCTCAGGCTCTCTTACCCTGACAGGTAGTGCCTCTACAACAACAGCTTTAACTGTCCCTGCCATGGAATTAAAATTTGCAAATGTTATTGCTTGTTCAAAGAACTAATATAATATCTTAATAAATGCCAATATTTGACCCTGATGGTAAATGTCCTCTTTTAAATAAGAAGTGCATCAAACACCAGTGTGTTTGGTACAATATGCTACAAGGTAAAAACCCACAATCAGGGGCTAATGTTCAAGAGTGGGGTTGTTCTATAGCATGGATTCCTTTACTTTTAGTAGAAAATACGGGCAAACAGATACAAACTAGCTCCGCTGTAGAGTCTTTTAGGAACGAAATGGTCAAAGCTAATATGGTAACTTTAGCCTTAGTAGATCAGAAAAACAAACAAGATGAACAAAAACAGAACCCAGCAGGTAGTTTTTGGAGTAAAATTGCAAATGGTCAAGAAGCAATAGCAAATGGAGAGGAATTAGAAGAAGATATGCAGTTGCTTCAGAATAAAAAAAATGTTAAAAAGAAGAAAGAAACTAAAAAGGTAGTTAAAAAAAATGGCAATAACAATAAACACCGTAACAATAAATAATAGGCTAACTATTGTAAATGATGCTGCTGTTAATGCAGATAACCCTAATAATGGTCCAAGAGAATATTCAGGAGATACGGAAGCTGACGTAATAATAGACGGAGCTGGATATTTAAATATTACCGCACATGATGTTATTCCATCAGATGTACATGCTTTACAATATAACGCTGCCTCTAACACAGGACATATTGAACTCGTGGGTAATGCAGACAATACAGCCATAGCTGATGCAAGTGGTTTACCTGCATGGGCAAACACAATGGTAACACGTTGGAATGGTGAAAAAACTTATTGGACTACATATCAAACAGAATATGACAATGCTCTAGCTAACCTTGATGCGTCATCCGAAACTTATGATGCAGACGTAGCGGCTGCACAAACTGCAGCAGTATCCTCTGCAACCACAGCAAAAAACAACGTTCTTAGTGCTTAATCTCAAAAGCGAAGTCTTACAATATTCCATCACAATGAAAAGTGTGATGAAAGAACCTTTAATAAATTTAATTAACGAACAAATTTATTACGAAACAGACACATGGTCAAATGGTGCTATCGCTGCTGGTGAAGATTTAGCTATAAGATCGGTAAAGGTAAGAGGTTTACTAGAAGAGGATATCGGAACATCAGTATCTAATAGAATTATTTATAATGATTTGAAAAGATTTACTTCTTTTATAAATAGAGAATACCAAAAAAATGTTTGTGACTTTTATGCTAGCACTGACAGTGTATTTCAATTTTTATTATATGACGCAAAAATGAAAGGTCATTATGATTATCATACAGATCATATGAAAGAAAATCCAAGAATACTTACAATGTTAGTAGGATTAAATTCTGTAAATGATTATGATGGTGGAGAGCTTTTTGTACAAAATAATGAAAAAGGAGTTAAATTAGATAAAGGAGATGTCGTTGTTTTTCCATCTAATTTTATGTACCCCCACAAAGTTTCTCCTGTTACTAGGGGAGAGAGAAGAGTTTTAATAATATGGACCCAATAAATTATTTTAAAGAGAACAGTTACGTGCACGTGCCAGGATTGGTTCCACCTGATTTAACTAATTTTATTTATAATTACCTCATCATAAAAGCATGTACCAATATTGAATTTGATGATGGTGACACAAGCCAAGATAGGTTTGTTAGATATTGCTATGGAGATACTGCCATAGAAACATTATCGTCTGTGCTTTTAGAAAAAATATCTTACGTTACAGAGAAAAAACTTTGTCCTACTTATTCGTATTGTCGTGTTTATACAAAAGGTGAAAAACTTAAACCACACACAGATAGACCCTCTTGTGAGTATTCAATAACAATAAACTTTGGCGGGGATCCTTGGCCTATATATTTTGGAGAGTTTAATAAAGATCAAGATTTAGACAATGGTTATGAATTAAAAAAAGAAATAGCACTAAATCCAGGAGACGGAATTATTTACATGGGCGAAAAACTTGTACATTGGAGAAATAAATTTCTTGGCGATCACTGTGCACAAGCATTTTTGCATTACATAGATATGGATGGATTACATTATCCAGAACACGCATATGATGGACGTACGAACATTGGCTACAAACAAGCAAAGTGATCAAGACATTAACCACAGAAAAGTATTATCACTCTAAAATTAACAATGATGTATGCCAAGAGGCTTTTAAATTTATTAATGAATCAAATAAGAATTTCACAGAGCAAAGTTGGAATTGTAAAATTAGAACCTCTTTTAATATAACGGATAATATACTCAACGAAAAAGAATTACACAGTTTAAAAATAAACATTCTTAGTCATCTTGATAATTATATGCATTTAAATCAACAATTTTTTCATGGGTACATTGTAACTTCCTGGGCAAATATTTATGAAAAGGATTTTTTTCAAGAAAAACACACACATGAAGATAGCTGTAGTAAACATTTAAGCGGTATTGTGTACCTAACCGAAAACAACTCTAATTTAAATTTATATTCAAAAAGCAACCCATCAGAGGAAACACCAATTAAACCAGAATTTTCAGACATAATTATATTTGAAGATGACAGACCGCATAGCGTATCAGTAAACACAAATGAAGATTTAAGAATAAGTTTAGCTTTTAATTATTTATTAGCATCAGAGTGGAAAGGTAAAAAACTTTGAGTGAAATTAATTATAAATTTTTTTATTGGGGACATTTTTTATTAAAGACACAAATAGATGAGATATTAAGAAGAGAATTGTTAGATGAGTGTAGAAGAGCTAAAGATTATTTTCCGCATGATTTGTCTAGGTTAGATAATGAATATACCTTTAGTGATCAACAATTACAAAAATTTGTGCCAAGATTAAATGTATACTTGGACATGTATAAAAAATTATATCAAGAAAATTGGAATCGTACTCTAGAGGGAGATTTAAGAATACAAGCTATGTGGGTTAATTTTCAAAAAGAAAACGAATGGCGACCGCCTCACTTTCATAGCAATTGTGATGCATCCTATGTAATATACTTAGACATGCCAAAAATAGAACCTTTAGCTGAGGGGGTGGGTTTTCAATATACGCCAGGAGGTGTTGTGTTTGAAAATAATATAAAAGCACAATTTTCCGATAAATTAAAAAGCATAGATAGCCTAGTTCATTTACCAGAAAATGGAGATATGTTTATTTTTCCTTACAACTTACAGCACTATAGTGTGCCGTTTAAAACTAAGGCAACTAGAATATCTTTATCAGGTAACTTGGAAGTAATTAATGATACAAATATTAGACAACAAAATTCCTGATATGGATAAAATTTATGAGGAGTTAAAAACTTTGCCTTATTACTATGGTGAGGTTGACCAGGAAGATTATTATCCCACAGGCATGACAACAGAATTAAGCGTAAATAATATTACCTATACTTCTCTAAAAAACTTTATATCTAATAGTGAAGTTTTAAAAAATAAAACTATTATAAGATCCTATGTAAATTTATTTGTCCCTAAAGAAAACGCTAATTATCATGTAGATGGTGACGAGGGTACAACTTTACTTTACTATGCTAATTTAGATTATGATATTAACGAGGGAGGAGAAACAAAGTTTGTAACTGAAAATAATACACTTACTTCCGTTTTGCCGTTGCCAGGCAGAATAGTAATATTTCCAGCAGTTTTAAAACACACAGCCTCATCTTTTAAAAACAAACATAGATTCACTGTCGCTTTTAAATTTAAGGAGAATATATAATGATAGATCAAAAAGAAATAAAGAATAAAAATTTTAAAATATTTGTTGGTATGCCTATGTATGGCGGGATGTTGTCTGAAGCGACAATGCATGGAATATTAGACTTACAACAATGGTCGTTGTCTGCTGGAGTGCATATGAGATTTCAAACTATCGGTAATGAAAGTCTCATAACAAGAGCACGAAATACAATTGTATCACAGATGTTTGACTCACAAGATTTTGTAGCTACTCATCTATTGTTTATAGACTCTGATATTGGTTTCACATGGCAAAATATAGATAGGTTAGTAAGATTTGATAAAGATGTGGTTTGTGGCATATATCCTAGAAAACACATACATTTCGAAAAAATGGCAAAAATATTAAAAGAAAAACCAGATGCATCTGAGGAAGAAATAGAAATTAAAGCTTTGGGTTATAATCTTAATTTTGATGATCCGTTAAACATAAGTTTAGAGGATGGCTTTTGTAAAGTAAGTGAGGCTGCTACTGGTATGATGCTGGTAAAAAGAGAAGTTTTCAAAACTATGATGGATAGGTTTCCAGAGAGAAAATATGAGTCTGATCAAATAATTAATGGTAAGTCGTATAGGTCTGATAACTGTTATGATCTATTTGCAGTTGGGCCTTATTTAACAAAAGCATTAAAAGGTGAACCACAAAAAAGATATTTATCAGAGGATTATTACTTCTCTAGACTATGGCAAGAATGCGGTGGTGAAATATGGGCAGATATGGCTATGCCACTAACACACTTTGGTAATAGAGCTTTCAAAGGCCATGTGGGCAGTTTACTAGCTGAAAAAAAGTAAATGAATAATCAAAAATCAATAAAAGTTA